TCGGCGAGCTTCTTCTTGGTGTCGATTTCGATACCAGACTTGGCGGCGAGGTATTGAAGTTTGATGTCTTCCTCGGAGTTTGGTTGACCACCTTTTTGAGCTTCGGCTTGTGCCATCTCCACGTATACAGATTGAAGTTCGTCGGCAACCTTCTGTGCCTCGTTCATTCCCTGCATGAATTGCTTCAAGAAGTCCTGCTTGCCTTGGTCTTTCGCAATATACTCAACGTGCGCCATGATGTGACCACCCTTGAACTTGATGGAGCGAACGGCCAGAGATAGATCAGCCATGTCTGGTTGACCTTGCTGGATAGACTGCATATTCATCTGCAACTGCATCACCAAGTCTTGGAAGTGACCTTGAGCGTGTTCGATGTGCGGATCGGTTGGTAGCACAGGGAAGTTGGCTGGGTTTACGAACGCATCAGTCATTCCAGCATTTTCAAATCCGATAACGCGAGTCGTATCGTCAATCTTGCTGATCTTGGTATTCCTGTAGCGAGCTACGTTATCTCGTCCAGAAAGTGCCGCGATTGCGTCTTTGACTGCGTTTTCTTGGCCTTCGTTCGCTGGGGTGATTGCTGTGATCTGCAATAGTTTCTCAGCTGTGATGAGCTTGAATGATGGGCTACCCGCGCCATTGATAAGATTGGAACGGATACTGGTAATGTTCTTCCATTGCGCGGCTTCCCTTGGAGTTTTAAGCTCTTCAAGAATCTCGTAGAACTTCTTCACATACTCGTATCCATCATCGCTAGACTTTGCGTTTACAAAGCGTTTGTAGAGTTGTTTGAAGTAAAGTGTTTGACACTCATTGAATCGGCGGATTTGTGTTCCAGAGAGTTTTGCGGATTCAGCCGCATCTAACTCTGCTTCACCTTTCGTGCGCTGTTTTCCTCCAGCAGTCGGAGCGTTGATACGATACTGCCCCATGCCCCTATACATATCTCCCATGAAGAATTGCATGAATCCCATGCTTTCTGCTACTGGAAGTTGGAAGCGGTTCTGGATGAACTTAGCCCCGTCTGGCATGACGCTGATCGGCAACCATTCCATCTGCTTCAACATCTTCGTTGAGTCTGGGCCTTGGCCCTCGATCATCAACATTGAATTGAGTCGCACTGCATCTACCAGCGAGTTCATTGTGAAGTCATACTGACGGCAGGCTACGAACGCAGACTCGGCTTGGCTTTTGATATCTTGGAAGAGTCCGCTACCAACCGAATCGGTCAGCATATACATGATCTCATCCCAAGAATCGAAGAGTCCTACCTTGAGCATCATAAACCCGTGCTGGGTTCTGACATCATCATCGCTGATTTTTCCTCCTCCCTTTACATTGGAGTTGATGTAGTCAGCAATCGGTTGGTAGTCTTGAAGAATAATTGCCTTGCTGATCTTGCCGTCAAACTCTCTCCAGTAAACTTCGTAGAGGTCGATCTTCTGGTTCACAGAGAGTGACCAGTTGAATCCCGCTTCGCTGATAGTGCGGAAGAAATCCTCGCGGGTCTTGCGGTGGTTGCTGAAGGCGCGGTGGAATCTGATAGCGTCAATAGCCGCATCAACATTCCAGCCCATCGCTTCTGCTGCCGCACGATTCTCAATCTTCTTGTAGAGTTCGTATGGTGTCAGACGGACACGGCGAACAAACTCCTCAAGGTTGCAGAAGTCGATCCTAATGTCGTCTGGAAAGAGAAGGTCAGAGAGGAAGACGTGTTCTGGCATCCATCCAAGTGGGCTATCCCACATTCCGATTCCCTTTCCATACAACAACATTTCTTCAAGGTCTTGCTCTGTGTTGTAGAGGTATCCGGGCCATTCGCGGATTGCTTGGTCAAATGCGATGGAAATGTTTTCTGAGTTAACGAGTCGTTCTTTTTCATTTCCGAATTTACTTTTAATTGTGCAGCAAGCCTGACGCTCAGTAATGACATCGTAGTAGCTGGACTTCTGGTTATCAACAATAAATCCAAGTTGCCCGTAGTTAACATCGGACTGCCAAGGAAGGCGTTTTTCCGCGAGCTTACTGTAGCCTGTAGGAGGGAAATTTTTGTAAGCCTTATAGATACGGATACGTTTGTTCTCGCGGCCTACGTTTGCAAGTCGAAGATTATTTGCGATGTTCCAAGCGTGGGACGCATTGGAGATTCGTGTTTCTGGTGGCTTGCCGTCTTGGTCAAGAGTTGCTAAACTGAAGTTGTCATTGCCTACATTAATCATATATTTTATCGGTTACGATAATGAGTTAAGCGTGTTCCTTCTCCGATTGCAAGAAGAACATCCGCGAGCTTTATGCTCTAGTTTAGTTCCTAAAACCTTGTCTGCGGTTGCAGCCACAGTATGGATAGCTTGCGCGATCTTGTCTCCCAGTCCATCGCTATACCAACAACGATCACTTGGTTGACGCTGGCAGATTTGATCTTCGACCATTTGCTCGATATTTGAAGGAACTTGAATGCCATTAGAATTGTAGTCCTTCTGGATATTCTGCATAAGGCTACTCCACGTGCTTCCGTAAACAATCGCTGGGAACGTGAGCTTATCACGCTTAATCTCATAACGCCAGAACCAGCCCCCAACTGGTGCGAGATTTTTGTTTTTCAGTTTCATCTTGCCTTTGCGCGGAAAATATATTTTATTATTGATATGTCAAGAGCTTTTTCTTCAAACAAAGGAATTCGTAAATACGGCATTCAGTTTCCAGAACACATGGATGATCTTGGTATTGAGTTGTATTGCTACGCTATCAGTCGCGGAGAGTATGGGAAAGAGTATTGCACTAAACATAATATCAATATCGGTGACTTTAAATTACTATCCCCACACGAACATTTCATCAATGCCGTAAAACTCCAATGGCCGACTGAAGTTTCTATCTACAATCGCGGCTATACCAATACTCAGTTGTTGAGGACACTTGAGGAGCTTTGTAACAATACAGATATTTGTTTAGCTGGGGCTGCTTCGATGGGGAAAAGTTTTCCAGTTGGATTATGGGTTTATCTTGATTGGTGTTCCGCTCCGCATTGCACTTCTTCTTGGGTTGCTACTACCACTCTCGGTGCTTCCGAAGATCGTATCTGGGGTATCATATCTAAACTCTGGAAGTGTGCCGCCGTTCAGTTTGGTAAACTCATTGACTATCGCCACATGATCGTATGGGGTGGAGCCTCCAATGATGAGGATAAGGATTACCGAAATGCTATCAAGGCTCTCGCTTTCCAGTCTGGTAACGAAGGCCAGAAAGCTATTGATACTACCCGTGGTCGTAAGAATGACAGAATCAGATTAGCCCTTGATGAGCTTCCAGAAATGGAACTAGGCGCGATTACCGCCAAGGTTAACTTATCCGCTAACAATGATGTGACATTCATTGGTATTGGAAACCCGTCCGCTGGTGACAATCCTCACACCCGCTGGGCCATGCCTAGTGGCGCATCTAACTTCGATTCGGTTAGTCCAGACATGGATAAGTGGGAGACTGGAACTGGCGTATGCTTGTTCTACAATGGTATGCGTTCTCCTAACTTCGCCGCGCCTGCGAGCGAGCCATCTCCATTCCCTTTCCTCATGGATCGGAAGAAGCAGGAGATCATGCTTAAACAATGTTATGGAGACGAGAATGCTATCGACTATGTTCGTAACGCTATTGGTTGGTGGCCGAAGTCTGGATTCGCTCAAACGATTCTTACCGCCGATCTGATCCGTAATGCTGACACAAACGAAGAACCCCTCTGGGATTCTGAGGGTTTTACCAAAGTCGCTGGGTTCGATACTGCATTTACAATCGGTGGAGATAGGTGCGTTCTCACTATCGCCAAACTGGGCTTTGTTCGTGGCACTCGCAATCGTGTCATGTATCTCGAAAGTCAGAAAGTAATTCAGTTATCCGCGAATGCCGCCGCTGAGTTTGAAATCCAACTGGCTACTGAAGTTGTGGCTCTATGCCGTGCCGCTGGTGTCCAGCCATCCAAGTTTGGTATGGACGTTTCCGGTGATGGCGGACGAGTAGGACAGGCTATCATTCGTGAGTGGCTACGCTTTGAGTCTTCTGGTGCATCTATCGCGCTTATCTCGTCTATGGGTAAACCTACTGATCGACTCGCCGCTGAAGTCGATAAACGTCCGTGTAAGGATGTTTACGATAGATTGGTATCTGAATATTGGTTTTCAATTTACCATTCCATAAAAAGCAGAACTTTTTACGGACTTGATTATACCAGCGATTTGGGAAGGGAACTTTGTCTTAGAAGATATTTAATTAAATCAAAAAAAGTTTCTATCGAAACAAAAGATGATTTTAAGTCGCGTGTTGGTTATTCTTGTGACTTAGCGGACAGTTTAGTATATTGCGTAGAAATGGCTAGAAGAAACGGGTTAGTGTTTATCGGTAACGATAAACCTATCCCAACAAATAGATTTTGGTCAAAAGAAGAAGCTGTGCAAGTAGTTGAAGAAGATGAAAGTTATTCGTCTGACGACA